AATGCTCGTGTAAGAACTACCTGTCCTTTTTCACCAATGGTTGCAGGAGTTGTTAAAGAGTTACTGACTGTAAATTGAAGTGAGCCTTCAGTTGGAACTGCTGTAACTGTATGGTATCCATCGTATCCTGAAGTAGTAACACCCATCACCTGTATTTCTTCACCTACCTGAACACCATGAGCTCCCTGAGAATTTAAAGTTGCTGTAGTACCAGATCTTGTTATTGATTCAATAGATGTGACCAATCCAATCTCATGGCCAGTCATATTGTTACTACGTTTCAGAGTACCAGTGGTAAAGTAAGTAGTTCCTTTCATCTCCACTTGACTTGCGATTGAAGTACCATCATCTGTAGTACCCAGCTTTCTTCGGAAGACTGTAGTAAGGACTGCCTCAAAGAGACTTGCAAGTTCTGGTGTGATTGAAGTGATTCCAGTAATTGGTGTGGTCATTCTAGTTGCGACCTTGGTAGAGATACTTACCTCACCAAAGACTGCAAATCCAGCAGGGTGAACTGCTTTCTTGACGGACCCTCTCCAATCAGCTATAGCTGCTCCTGCCCTGACCACATAAGAAAAGTCTTGGTAATAGAATGAGTCTTGAATCTTCATCAATGATTCACTGACCTTACCCTTGTCATTCTCATACGCACCAGCAGTTGTACCTACTGTTCCTATGTCTGCTGTCATAGATGCTTGAGATTTCTTTGCAAGGATAGCATAATTAGAAATAGATCCTCTTCTTATGATCTCACCAACATTGAATGAATTGGTTTTCATTGTCAGTGTTAGAATCTGTCTAGTCTCATCCCACGATACAACATCAGCAGTAGCGTTAGAAGTCTGACCTGTAATGTTATCACCTACACTAAATGCAGTACTGAGTGTTAAATCTTGTGGAGTTGACTCATTTATATTTCTGGTAAGTAAAACCTTGAGAGGAACTGTAAGGGTTGGTGCTGAGGTATATCCTGTACCAAAGTTAGTGACCTCAAGACCCTTGACTGCGCCAAGATCTTTCTGAGCCCAGGCAACAAAAGTAGCACCTGTACCATGAGTAGTTACACTTGTTAGATATGCCTTTGCTCCAGAAGTAGATCCAGTAATTGTATTTCCTTGTGCAAAGGTTCCAGTTGATCCTACAATACTTGCGTTTCCTGTTCTCAGTACTGCAAGTGTTCCAGATGCTCCACCAGATGTTGTAATTGTTTCCCCTGCTCTAAACTGACCTGAAGTTGTTTCTGCAAGTGTGGACCATCTTATTGTTGCGGTTGTAGCAACCACTGTAGGAACAATCTCATATCCAGACCCACCACTGAAAGTTTGAATATTAACTACCTGTCCTGCTTCAGATGCAACTCCAAGATCTGTAAAAGTTTGTGTTTCTAACTGTATCTGATTACCAGTATAAGCATCAGTTGCTTCAGTTGCATCTTCGTATACAATGTGATCAAAAGTGTCCATTCCATATTCACTGGCAATAGTAAGCGTTACTCCACTTCCATTAGCAGTAGCATTTTTTGATATGGTGATTGTGCCATTGTTGCTTGATCCTGCTGTTACAATAGAACTTATTGTTACAACTTCACCAGTTGGTATTCCTGTACCACTAATCTCTTGACCCACATAAAGAGTGGATGTGGTTATGTTTGTAATTGAATTTGAACCACTAGAAGTATTTCCTGTGACTGTATGACTAGCAGTATCTCCTACCTCTGGAGCGACTGCACCACCGACACAAGTAATCTTTGCAGAAGCTCCTGTACCTTCGGTATTTGCATTGTTGAAAAATAGATCTTGTCCTACTTGATATTGTGTGCCTGGATTATCGATTGCGACTTCCTCCACCGATCCAGGCGATACGTCTACAATAGATATTTCAGCTTTCTCCCCGACAAGACTTGTTGTTGTAATGACATCATTTGTGGTATAGAAAGACCCACCATCTGTTACATTTGCACCTGTAATTATAGACTGAATCGTTCCTGCAATTGCCAAGTCAACATTTACATTATCGACACCTGTGATAGTAGCACCAGAAATAAAAGTACCATCGATTGACGGAACATTAAGTATCAACTCAAAGACAGTAGTTGCACCTTCTTGAAACTGAAGAACCGACTCTACTACCACTGTAGATGCTTCAGCTCCAAGATCCACATCAACTGTTTGTGTGATTGTTTGTCCTGCAAGATTTGTAGGATCACCTTGAGTTGCAACTATACGAAGAACTGTGGCAGTGGTCCACTCACCGGCAGATATCTTGAGTACATTGTCCTTGGGGTAAAAGATCTCAGGAGTTTCACCAAAGATCAATCTAAAGAAAAGTTCGTGGCCTCTTCGTGTTCCTTTCGCACGATACAAATCACGAATGTTCTTGACCAGATTTCTCTTAGATACTCCTGAAGCAAGAGTGTTTGGAATGGCTGTAAGATAAGAGTCTCTGAACTGGTCAAGAAAATCCGTGATAGTTTTATCGATATCGGCATACTCTAGAAGTTGCTGAAGAGTCTGAACTGGATTACCTTGGTACTTGGAGATCTTACCACGAGCTTTGGAAGATCCTCCAGTGATGATCTCACCGACCTGAAAGAAACGATTTTGTTCTATGTAGATTGCCGCATTGGCATTGTCCTCTGCAAGAACTGTAGCAGTTGCACCAGAGGTTAGACCTGTGACTACCTCACCTTTTTCAAAGACACCAAAAAGAGAATCGTCTGTATAGACTTTACTACCATCTTCTAATAATAGGAAGTTGGTAGTGAGTTCGTTCTCAAGAAGAATATTGTCAGGGGCTTGATTGTCAACCAAGGTAATCTTTGCAGATTCCATAAACTCATAATAGAGTCTTAGAAACTCCACAAAGACAGGATGATCTGTCCTTACAAACTCTGGAAATTTATCCTCAATAAATGAGGATATCTTGGTATCTAGAAAAGTGTTAGCCATTTATCAATTTTGATATGCACTACCAACTGAAGATGTAGAACTAGAGGTTGTGTATCCAACTCCAGCTGTTGCAGTACCTTCTGCAAATGTGTCAATTTCTGCTGTAGTTGAACTTGCCACAGTATCGATCTCGATAACTTGATTTCTTACAGGAATGACATCGTTAGAGTCAGGCTTTAAAGTAATGTCGATAGTACCATCTGCATTCTCAACTGAAGTAATATTCAAAGAAGTTAGTACAACCTCCCCTGTATTGTAATTAATCGTACCTGCTGTAGCATTTGTGATTGTTTTTGTGGTTCCTCCTAAAAGGTAGAAAGTACGAACTATACCACTCCCATTATCATCAATATACTGTTCATTAGTATCCCCAGCAAGAAAAAATCCAGATGACTCCAATACAGTTTGAGAGTGATTTGCACTTGGATGATAACCAGCGTTGTTGAAATTAATGGTATACTTAGTGGAAGCATTCAGAGTTGGTGTGATCTTTCTCTTGAGTTTGAGAGCTACTGTACTCGAAAGTATTGCTTGATCTGCATCATCTATCGCTTTGAGAAGATTGGAATGCCTGAAAACACTATCGAACTTCTGAAGGTTGTTTGTATTGAAAGTTGATATTGCAGTTTCTACCAAGGCTCTAATATCAGTATTAGTTTTTTCTGAAATTGTTGAGTTGTATTTCACTGTGGTTGTAAGCTCCAGTAGAAGTGTGATGGGATCGACAATTACAGGAGTAATTGAAGCCACGTTGAATGCTTTGAGACTATTGACAATAGAATTTTTAGTTGTTGTCGTAAGTGTCGTTCCTGTATTTGGTTTGATCGATATGTAAACTTGACCATATACAGCAGGATCATTATCCTCCCCACCCCAAACAGATAATGATTTTATGTTTGTATAGATGCTTGGAACTATTGTCTTGTAATCATCTGGAGTTACTGCTCTAGTTTGAGCTGCAAACTTCAGTGGTGCATTGAACTTGATAGAATCTACAGACTCAGATAGTCCTCCACCAGATGCACTTGATATTGTAGTGACTGTTACGTTGGAATATCCACCTATGGTTGAAGCTGCTGTGAATGCACTAGCACCATCTGCATCTGATCCATTAGTAACAACATAATCCAATATTACAATATTACCATCAACAGGTTTTTGACCTGAGACTCCATCACCAAAGTAAACTTCAAATCTTCCGTCTTCAACTTCTTGCAAAAAATATTTTGTGGATGTTGATGTGAGATTTGTATAGTCTGTATTGAGAGTATACGTTGTTGTAGTTATATCTGATGATGAGTTTTGGACTCTTACTTTCAAAGTATTAGTATCCACATTTGCTGAGGGAATTATAAATTGTTGCTCAAGATTTGAACTATTTACTGTATACTGAAAACTGATACGTGTTCCCTCAAATACCTTGACATCTGTAAAAGCAAAAATACCTGTATTAGAAGTTGAGGTTGTGTCTGATGTGGTTACAAAATTATAAGTTGTGTCATTTACTGAAGTTGTAAAGATTGTTCCAGCAGGCATGACAAGACTAGTCTGGGATGTTGGAACATCAGCAACACTAATCGATATGATTGCATTGGATGCCTTCATAGATGATGGAGTATAACCCAAAGCCTTTGCATGAGATACTGCGTTGGCTCTTAGGACTGAAGAATCTAGGAACATTTCATTTGCAAGCATATTTGCATGAAACGCCAGATAGTGTGTATTGTATGCCAGAAGGTCCATGAGGACTGACATACCAGATCCTTCAAAGTTGTAGTCTGTAAATTGTGATTGTTGGGAAAGGAAGTTTTGAAAGTTTGATTTTACTGCATCAAAATCTAGATCGGTAATCTCTATTTTTCCCTTTGCATTTGTAGCCATATTATCTCAATGCTTCTAAAATTGTTTGGAATTCTATTAACTCAGCAGGCATATTCTCAACATAAAAGTAGACCCTGACATCATATCTGTTTGAGTCTCGTACTGGAAAACACTCTACTGATTCAACTCTGGCTCTTGGTTCGTAGTTGGAAATCATTTCCTCTATTTGTCTGGAAAGTTGATTTCCTGTGATGGGACCAAAGTTTTCAAAAAGTAAGGCAGGGATATTAGAGCCAATCTCTGGATGGAATGGTCTATCGTAGTGATTGGTGAGCAACAAATTACGAATAGAACGCTTGACTGCATTCACATCCGTAACTGATGTAACATCACCAGTAACAGGATTGCGAGTAAAGTTCAGATTCAGATCTTTGTAGATCCTTGTTGAACGCTTCTCATTTTGACTAGATGCATCGTAATTTGGCATAGTATTCCCCTATGTTATTATTTATAGGGGAACTAGACCTTATTCTGGACTCTTACCATGAAGAGTGGTTGATTCCTTATGTTCTGGGTCATCCTTCTCCTTGAACCAATAATCAGTTGTTTTGGTCAGGACGGCCACATAAGTTCCAATCAGAATATTGATCAAATCCCGATACGTGTCTTGTACTTGTTGAAAGAATAAAACGTAGACTAGAATGAAGAAGATTGAAAAGACTACACCACTGATGATGAATCTTGCAGTGAAGTTCCACTTCTTTCTTTTCTCAATAGATCCATGATGATCATGATCTCCGTTGCCGTTTTCTTCTACTTTCGCTTTTGCCATGTTATCTCCACCAGGCATTTTTAGTTCCATGTCACTCAATTCAAAAAAGGTTTAGGAGTAGACTTATGGAGTTGGGACCATGATTCCCAATCATCCTTTTTTTCCTCCTGTTGCCTCATCATGTTTTTATGATGAACTAGAGCCATATTGGTTGCAAACACTTTTGCGACCTTTACCAGATCTATCAATGCATCTGGTGACTCCTTCTTATACTTATAAGAGTTTAACTCTTCTTCTGTATCCACCCATGTACCCTGCCAGTACGGCATCTGGTTAGGTGGATTTTCCCACTCCAATACGAGAAACCCAAAGTCATGTTCTTGATTCCTTACAGGAAAGAATACATGATAGCATCCCATAGACGGAAGGTATGGGAACTCTGGTTTGTTGTAAAACGCATGACGAAGCTGGATCTCAAATCCAGCTCTCAGTTCGTCTTTTGTCCGTTGATCCATTAGTTGATTTTGAAAACCCTATCCACGACTCTGATCTTTTCCTGCTCGTGATCATGAATAAAGGCTTCCTTGATGGGACCATCAATATTCTTGTCCCAATAATCTAAAAACTCTCCGATCCTTGGATAGTCTGGTTGTTGATCTCTGGTCTGCCAAATGAACTCGTTGACCAGATTCAGATAGTCAGGAATATAGTAGACTACCTGAACAGAAGCGGTTGTCCACTTCTTTATGATATAAGTCACTTACCTTGACCACGATATCGTTTCCAGTTTCGCCTTTTACTTTTGTTCAGTGGGCGACTCCTGCGACTCTTTCCTACACTGGTTCTCTTTGGAGTCGATTTTATTTTCTTTACTTCTACTTTTGCTTTAGCCATTTGCTCCGCCTCCGACTGTATTTCCTCCACCCATAATCATACACCCACAATCCAATGTATCCCCAATCCTTGCTACTGGTTGTAAGTCTCCATTGATCGTCATTACTTTCATGGTTGGTGATCCACTATTAACTTTTGGTGGTGGACTTGGTGCAGAACTTGGTGAGGGTGAGCCTGGATGTGCGGTATCAATAGATCCTACACATAACATTTTGATACCCTCTACAAATGCATCTTTAGCAATGGAACCACCAATTGGAAATGGATGTGGTGGAAATGAACCATGCCCCGATAGCATATCTCCTTCTCTTGCAATTGCTCCTGCCATTACGCTACCCTTTCTGATATTTCTGGTACTTTAGTCAATGACCCATAAGCCTCCCTGTAGGCTGCGATATAAACATCTTTGTCATTGTCTGCATTATTTATGATACTGATTGTCCATGTTTTTTCTTGAGTTGGTATAGGACTAGCACCATCTGAAAATGGTAGAAGTCCATACTCCAGAACAAACGTGACAACAAACATTCCGTTCTCCCTGCCATACCCAGCACTTCTGGTTGTTGCAAAATCTGAACCATTGAACTTTGGAACACTAGTCTTAGGAGTCCAAGGTATGACCCAATCATCCATCTCTTTGACCGGCCCTGTTATGACTGCTGCGACCTCTTGAAAACCTACACCTGCTGATACAGTTGAAGCTCCTAATGTACAAGTGATTTTTATGTCTGGGCAGATTGTAAAATTAGATGGATTCTCAGAACTAGAAGATGGATGAGAGAATGATAAAGACTCTCCTTGATACGATGATGGTATTGAAATACTTTTGACTTTGATGAATGGTCCAGCTGCGGTTTCCAATCCATCGAAAGAGCCAGGAACTGGACCACCGCCTGGAACAGGAGCATTTACAGTTTCCTTGACCTTGATCACCTCTGTCATTGTAAAGGTATTACTGGTTGTCGTTCCTATATTCTCTAAGCCCCCTGCCGTTCTAGCACCAGAGTTAGTTAAGGCCCCACCTGTCCCTGCATCTTCTTCTAAGGTCATTGTGTGTGCAGAAGAAGCAGCAAGTCGAGCAGGCATTAGTTGAAACTTATTGTAGATCCACCGATAACCATTGCAACAGTAGATTTGATTGAAGCAGCTCCAGAGATATTTGTGGTAAGTGCATCCGATAAGGTTTGAGTTACAGCACCTGTAATCTCTTCTGTAACAGCATCTTTGAAAGTATTAGTTACTGCACCAGAAATCTCTAATGTCTCTGTTCCTGTGATTGTGGTTTTTCTTCCAGCATCAAATTTTTCTGTGACTAAACCTTTTGAGTAAACTCCCATAGTGCCACCAACTGAAAGGTTGTAGTTTTGTGCCACATAAGTGTCCATGTTTCCAGCTACAACATTAGTTACATTACCGACTGTTTTGATAACTACGTTTCCAGATGCATCAATCTCAATGAAAGTTCCTTTCTTATGGAAAATGTGGATTCTTTCATTGTCTTTAGTATCATCAAATTCTATGTAATGACCCGACTCTGTTTCCATGACATGGTTGAATGGATACTTTGCATTTTCTTGAGTTGATGCTGGTTGGTCTGATGTTCCAGTTGCAGTTGTCCACCCTGTTTCCAATGTTGTTTTGATTGAATTAGATGCATGACTAGCAACTTGTTCTTGCCCCAAAAGATTTGTATCTGGTTTATCAATATAACTTGTGGTAGGATAGACACCATTAGGATCTTTGAAACCACCCTTTACGGATTTACCTCCGACTTCGCTAGAAGCTGCGATGGTATTTTTTGTGGTGGTAGTTGAGTTGACTCCAGGCAGAGCGCCCATGATAACAGGCTCTTGTTTTGCTGGATCTCGAAAGAACCCAACAACCCATGTACCCTCTAGAAGAAAATGTGGGGAGAAGCCAATGCCAGAGTTTGCACCAGCAGTAACGGGCATCATTACGTGTGCCCAAGGAAGATGTTCAGTAGGTATGTCTTGTATGTTTTCGGAATGATATCCCAAGCATCTAACTTTTACTCGACCTGCTTTATCGGGATCGTTCCTGTCCTCAATGACTCCAACAAACCAGTTGAACCCATCCTTTCCCATGAAATAAGATGTAGCCATAGTAATATTTAGATACAAAAAAAGGGGGAACCCTAAAAAGGATTCCCCCGCCGGATTTGAATTTTATTTTTGTGTCAATACATCATGCAGCCTCCATTGCTTCAGTTGCGATTTCTCCCATTCCATAACGATGCCATCGGGAAACGACTTCTTCAAGATCATCGGCAGAGTCTTCGTACTCATTTCCGTAAGACCTCAAACGATCAACAGTCTTACGTCCCTCACGAACAAAGGAAGTAACCAACCAAGAAAATCCATTCCAAGTTGACTCATATCGAGCGTCATACCCGAACCCAACTTCCTCACGACTCCAAGAAGCGACCATCCACTTCCCACCTGTCCAAAGGTATCCAAACTCAAGGTGACTGTTCTCCATCAGATATTCTTCAAACTCAGTCATGGAATCGAACATCTCAACTTCTTCGGTATGAACTGAACTTTCCAGTGACTCTCTGAGATCTTCACTCAGACTTGAGTAGTATCCCCCGACTGAAACCGCCAGGGCTCTCTCGTCTGAATTGTAATGTTCCAGAAGGGTCATTCCAACCCCTGTCTCATATCCATCGTAATGGACATAGGAACTAACAATTGAACCATCGCTTCTCAAATACGCAACAACTGAATTAGTACTCATATAACCTCTTTCTTTCATTAGGGTTTCTCTCAATCATCAGTTTATAGTATACCAAATTTTGACAACGTGTCAAGTCTTTTTTTCAAAAAAACCATGGCCCCATATTCCGTTACTGAACACTGCCGAATAGGGGCCACATAACCAACTTACCTCCAAGGATCTTTCATCGGGAACTACCCACGCAGCAAAGGTGTGACCTTGTATAGCGTCTTGAAACCATTCTACCACCCACTTACCTCAGTTGGCTTAGGTTTATTGAATATGCTCAACGATCTCCATGTGTTCATCACTTGGAAGATCTAACCATCTCCACTCA